AAAAGTTTCCTAAAGCAGCAAAGAATCCTAACTCAAGATTAAGACAAGCAAGACGCAGATGGAGGTGCTAACTGTCATATTTAATAAGCAATATTCCCCATTTTAAATGTTGGGTAAGAAAAGAATTTACAAATAACCACATAGATTATCATGGCGAATATTTACATGGACTAGCGATAGCAGTCAATACAATACCAGATAGATGTTTAAGTTTTCAAGTAGTCTTTACTGGCATAGATGAAGAAGAAAATATACATGGAGGTGCAATGTGGGCAAGGATGCCAATAACAAGTTTAGTAGCAGACGAAGTTTTAGAAGAGATGCCAGAAAGAATGGATACACATTTAGCACAACCTTGGGACTGTTCCTCAAGAGGACATTCCATAATAGTAATGGATAGAATAAGTTCTAGCCCTTGGATGTGTAAAATAGGTGGTGAGTTTTATAAAGGAAGATATATGTTTACAGTTGATTATACAGATAGTTACATTAGTGATGACCCTGCACAACATAAACAAAGTCACGTACTGCAACTTATAGATGCAGATAAATGGACAGGTAATATCGTGGCATTACCTAACAATAGAGTTAGGGTAACTAATCCTGCTCTTTGGGTAACTGGTGAAGGTGCTCCAGACTTTGCACCAAGTCAGTATATTCATTCAGCAGAAATACATGATAGTTATACAGACCCTGATATTACTTTTAACAATCTTTATGCAAGAGGAAAAAATGAAAAAAACTAAGTACATGAAAAAAGGTGGAGTATTAAAAAGAAAAGGTGGTGGTAAAGCTACTAAGTATGCTGCTAAAGGTGGTGCACTAAAAAGAATGGGTGGTGGCATGGCTAAAAAGACTAAGTATATGTCTAAAGGTGGTGCTATGAAAAAGACTAAGTATATGTCTAAAGGTGGAATGTTAGCAGGTATGACTGCACGTAGAAATGCTAGAAGAGGTAAGTAGTGGCTATTAAAAGAAAAAAAACTACAAAGAAAAAAAGTGGTGCTAAACCTACTAACCCTTCTTTATATGCTAGAGTAAAAGCAGAAGCTAAAAGAAAGTTTGATGTATATCCCTCTGCTTATGCTAATGCATGGTTAGTACGTACTTATAAAAAACGTGGTGGTAGGTATAGGAGTTAACTATGGCTAAACCTAAAGGTGGACTTACAGCATGGTTTGGCAAAGGACCTAAAGGTGATTGGGTAGATATAGGAGCACCTAAGAAAAAAGGTAAGTTTCAATCTTGTGGTAGAAAATCTACAAAAGGTAGTAAAAGAAAATATCCTAAATGTGTACCAAGAGCTACTGCTAATAGAATGAGTAAATCTCAAATAACAAGTGCAGTAAAAAGAAAAAGAGCAAAAGCACAAGGGGTAGGTGGTAAACCTACAAATGTAAAAACATTTAAAAAGAAAAAAAGAAATGGTAAGACAACTAAAAAAAGTAACTAAACAACTAAAAAAAGCTTCTAAGCTTCATGCAAATCAAGCTAAGATAGTTGCAAATTATGTGAAAAAGAATGACAAAAAAAAGAAAAGACCCAAAAGTAGGAACAGGAAAAAAGCCTAAAGGTTCTGGTCGTAGATTATATACAGACGAGAATCCTAAAGATACAGTTAGAATTAAATATGCAACTGTAGCAGATGCAAAAAAGACAATAGCTAAAGTTAAAAGAATAAATAAACCTTATGCTAGAAAGATACAAATACTAACTGTATTAGAACAAAGAGCAAAGTTTGGTGGTAAACCAGAACAATCAAGATTAGCAAAAGCTGCTAAGAAACAATTAAAGGAAAAGCATAGAAAATATGGCTAGTTCAGGAACTTATAATTTTAATCTAGATATAGATGAAGTAATTCAAGAAGCTACAGAAATGATAGGTGGTGAGCAAACTCTTGGTCATACACCACAATCAGCTAGAAGGTCTATAAACTTATTATTAAATGATTGGCAAAATAGAGGTGTTCTATTATGGACAACATTTACTACAGCAGTTACAGTAGCAACAAGTGTTACATCTTATGATTTAGAAAACTCAGTAAATGATGCATTAGTTATTACAGTTAAAGCAAGTGTATCAGCTACAGAAACACAATTAACAAGAATATCTTTTGAAGAATATAATGTGTTACCTAATAAATCACAAACAGGTAGACCAACACAATATGCTATAAAAAGAAATGTAGATAAACCTACAATATTTTTATATCCTATACCTGATAATAGTTCAGAGATATTAACAATAGAAGCAATACGACAAGTAGAAGATGTAAATAAATCTGCAGAACAAAATGCAGATATACCAAAAAGATTTTTACCTTGTTTAACATATGGGTTAGCTTATTATCTTTCACAAAAAAGAGCAGGTATACCTATGGATAGAATAGCTATGTTAAAAACAAGTTATGAAGAGACATTACAAAGAGCTATGGAAGAAGATAAAGAAAGAGCAAGTATTTATTTTAAACCTAAATTAGGATATATTTAATGTCTAGAAGAAGTACAAAAGCAAAAGCTATGTGTGATTCATGTTCATTTGTTTATGACATGAGAGTGATGAAATTAAATAGTTATGATATGTTAATATGTCCTGAATGTTTTGAAGGTAATTATGATTTAAAAAATCATCCACAAAATAAATCTGCTGATGTAAGAGATGATACTATAGTTCCAAATGCAAGACCAGATATTTTTGGTAGAAATTTAAAATGGGAAGATGCTAATGTTACATGGAATGATGTTCCAACACCTAATACTAGAAAGTGGGGTACAGTATGAGTGATTTAACTAATAATTTAATTAATTCTACATATAAAAAATTATTACAAGTTAGTACCTCTGGTAACACAGGTATATCAGGAACACTAACAAATGTTCAAACAGGAGATGGAGCTAATACAGCAGTTAAGATAGCTACAAGTGCTGTTCAAGTAGATGGTGCATTATTTGTAGGACAAACTTTTGGAGTATCAGGTGATGCTTCTGTAGCAGGTAACTTAGCTATATCTAATAAAGTTTGTGCTAGTGCATTTTATGGTGATGGTTCTAATTTAACAGGTTTAGTATTTACAGGTGATGTATCTGTATCTAGTTTAATAGTTACTAATAATGTGACTGTAGGTGGTAATGTTACTATTGGTGGTAATATTATGGTATCTGGTGGTGAGGTACAAATTAAAAATACAGGCACACAATCAAATATAAAACTGTATTGTGAATCTTCTAATGCACATTATGCAGCATTACAAGCTCCACCACATAGTTCTTTTAGTGGTAATATAACAATAACACTTCCAACAAGTGCAGCAACATTAGTTGGTACATCTACTACTGATACATTAACAAATAAAACATTTGGTGATGCAGTAACTTTTGATGATGACATATCAGTTAGTGGTAATTCAAACTTTGGTGGTACTGTAACAGTTGCAGGAGCAACATCATTAGCATCTACACTAGCTGTAGGTGGTGCTGCTACTTTTGAAAGCACAACAACTGTATCAGGAACTGCAGGTTTCTTAGGAGCTGTTAGAGTTTCAGGTAACACATCTATAGGTGGTACATTAGATGTAGCAGGTAATGTAAGTCTTGGAGGTAATGTAACTGTAAAAGGTGATGTGCATGTTAGCTCTAAAGTATGTGCATCTGCATTTTATGGTGATGGTACAAATATTACAGGTATACCTATTACAGGTAATATATCAGTTTCAAATGCAAATGTAGGTGGTACATTATTTGTATCTTCTACTGCAACAATAAAAGGTGCTACATCTTTAGCATCTACATTAAGTGTAGGTGGAGCAGTTAATCTTGCAAGTACGTTAACAGTAGCAAGTAATATTTCTGTAGGTGGTACATCTAATATAACTGGTAAAGCAGAATTTGAAAATGATGTTTCTGTATCAGGTAATACAGCTATAGGTGGTACACTTGATGTAGCAGGTAATGTATCATTAGGTGGTAATGTTACAATTAAAGGAGATGTGCATGTAAGTTCTAAAGTATGTGCTTCAGCTTTCTTTGGAGATGGTTCTAATTTAAGTAATATTACTGCTGTTGTTCAAGGTAATATATCAGTTTCAAATGCTACCATAGGTGGTAATTTATATGTAAGTGGTACTACTACAGTTGTAGGTGCTACACATTTACAAAGCACAGTTAGTGTTAATGGTGCTGCAAACTTTAACTCTACAGTTACTATTAAAGGAGATGTATCAGTATCTGGTGATATGAATATTGGAGGTCATACCACAATAGGTGGTGCTGTATCTTTAGGTAGTACATTAGATGTAAATGGTAATACTTCAGTAGGAGGAACATTTCTTGCAACAGGTAAGGCAGAGTTTGAAGATGATGTCTCTGTTTCTGGTAATGCTGTTGTAGGTGGCACAGTAAGTATTGGTGGTGGTATAATAGATTTAAAAAATACTGGTTCACGTTCTGAGCTTAGAATGTATTGTGAAACAGGTAATGCACATTATGCAGCATTAAAAGCACCTGCACATGCTGATTTTTCTGGTAATATAGCTTTAGTAATGCCTGCATCTGCAGATACATTAGCAGGATTAGCAGCAACACAAACATTTACAAATAAAACATTTGGAGATAAAGTAGATTTTGATGATGATGTATGTGTATCAGGTAATAGTATCTTTGTAGGTAATGTTGCTATAGGTGGAACAACAACTATAACAGGTGCTGTATCTCTTGGAAGCACATTAGATGTTGCAGGTAATGCATCTGTATCTGGTGATTTAAATATAGGTGGGCATGCAACTGTAGCAGGAGCTATGTCAGTTGGAGGAGCAGTATCAGTTGGAGGTGCTGTTAATTTATTATCTACAGCTACAGTAAGTGGAGCAGCAGGTTTCTTAGGAACAGTAAGAGTATCTGGTAATACAACAATAGGTGGTACTTTAGATGTTGCAGGTAATACATCAATAGGTGGTACTTCAAATATTACAGGTAAAGCTGAGTTTGAAGATGACGTATCTGTAAGTGGTAATGTTGCAATAGGTGGTACAACAACTATAACAGGTAACTCTGGTTTCTTAGGGACAGTAAGAGTATCAGGTAATACTTCATTAGAAGGACAATTACAATTAACAAAAAGTGCAGCAGCAGTTGTTTGTGCAACAGCTATTAATGGT